CGTTTGCAAGTGTAAATGTTTGGTTTGCTTCTGTGTATACCGGCACGTCATCTACTGTGCCATTGAATTCTAAGGTTAAGTCTGCTGTACGAGCCAATATTTCTGAATCAGTCTGAATAGTGCTTCCGTCACTGACAAATATACCTACTAATTGCACTGGTCTACCACCTGTTTTACCAGTTTTTCCACCTAACATAAGGTTTTGATCGCCGACTTTTGAACCAGAAGGTAGTGTGGCACCAGTGGCCGCAATTGATAAACTTCCTGACCCATCTGATGAAATAGTTGCTCCGCCTAGGTCAATTGTTTCTGCCGCAACGTATAAAGTTTGCCACCTACGTGTTGAGCTTCCTAACTGAAAAACTCCGTCTTGACTTGGTATTAGATTACCGGTAATCTCGACACCTGCACTTGAATCTGTTGTACTAATAACGTTTCCTGCAACGCTTAATCCTTCAATTTGGACTGCCGCACCAGACGAAACTAATGTTAAAGGTGCATTTGATGGTGCTGATATTGTTGCTCCAACTATAGAAACGTCACCCATAGAAACTGTTGCATATGATAATGTTCCTGAACCGTCTGTCTGTAATACTTGTCCGGCACTGCCATCTGACGTTGGCAAAGTCATTCCTGAGAATGTAAAAGCTCCGGTAACATCTAGTGCTTCTGCTACTGTAACTTTTGTTGAGTCTGCCGCACTAATTGTTGTACCATTGAACGTTAAAGCACCAGCAACCACGTTGCCAGTACCACCTGGAGTCAATGTCAAATCAGCGTTACTTGGTGTGCTTATTGTAGAACCTGTAATTGTTAAATCACCTAACGATAAATCAGCAAAAGCTAGTGTGCCTGATCCATCTGTCTTTAAAAATTGGTTTGCTGTGCCATCAGAAGTTGGATATGCTATACCCGATAATGTTGCCTGCCCTGAAATACTTGCTGTACCATCTACAACCAATCCTTCGTTAATGTTAATAGATGATGAATCACTTGAACTTAAAGTTGTCCCTCTTACTGTAATTTCACCAACGTTGACGTTTCCTGTGCCTGACGTTGTCAAAGATAAATCACCGTTGCTGGGTGCTGATATAGTTGATCCTGTGACTGATATGTCACCTAATGTTTTTAATGTATCTGAATATGAAAGACTGTTCCATGCTGTTGATCCAGTACCTATCTTGAATCTATTAGTATCTGATTCCCAGCCAAATTCTCCTGCTGACAAAGTAGGATTGTTACTTGTCCAATCTGCCGCTGTATCTCGTCTTAATTGTATTTTAGTTGGCATTAGGCCGCTGTGCCTCCGTCAATAGTTGTTAGTGATGAATCAAACACTGAACCTGCAGTGCCACCATCAATATTATTTGTGCTAACAGGATCAACAAAACTTAACACTCCTGATCCATTGGTTGCTAACACTTGGGTATTGCTTCCGTCTGAGTTTGGAAAACTTATTCCTGTCAACACAATCTTACCTGTACCGGCCACTGCTAAATTTAAATCTGCGTTACTTGGTGCTGATAGTGTTGAGCCTGTTGCTGATAAATCTCCTAGACTAGTTGCCGCACCTCCGCCACCGCCGCCTCCTGTGGCTACTGAAATTCCGCCTGCTGTGGATCCGTCACCTAATCTTAAACTTCCTGAATCTACATCTACAGCAAGATATCCGTCTTCAAGTATATGTGTTGATAAGTTGTAATCTTTATATGATCCTACTAGTTTTCTGAATGCCATTGGCTACTCCCTACTTGCCGAATTGTTTTGGAACTCCAGGATTACTTCCATTAGTAACTTCCGGTTGTGCCACTAAAGGTTCGTCTTCTCTGACCTTTTCGTCTTCACCTTTCTCATCAGCATCTTGGTGTATGTGATCGTGATGTGCTAGGTCTTTGCCTGCTTCTTTTTTCTTTAATTCTAATTCTTGTTGTGGTGGATATACTGACGGAACAGTTGTTGGATCGTCTGAAGCAACTTTACCTGGATTGTCTTCATTATCGTTTGTAGTTTCTGGTGCTGTGTCATCTGTTGATACACTTGCTTTTTTATTTCCTATCAATTGATTTAAGATTGCCTCGTCCTCGGCGTCTGGTATTGCTTTGATGTTTATGTCGATCTCTTTGTATCTCATATTAATCCTAAGACGTTGCAACAGCACTGTCGTCAACAACATAGTGCCATGCAGATGCTTTGTAGTAAACTAGTTTGTTTTTACTTGCACCCGCACCGTCTGTTGTCAAGAATGCAACCATTCCTGCCGCTGGACTTGATGGTAAACTTGCAAAAGCAACTGGAGTGAAGTACAGTCCATTTTTTAATGTGACTACTTCGTTGCCTGGTTCTAGTGTATATGCACCTGATGTTCTAACTGTTTTTGCCATTTGCTAGTATTTATATAGAAAAAGGGGGAAGTAAAAACTCCCCCCAATACTTGTAAACACGTGTGAGTATTACTGGTCTGTAATAACGTCTATGTTAGCAACACCTGATACTTTCGCTTCGTCAGTACCTTCAGTGTTAAGTTGGTACTTCGCTGTACCTGAGGCACCGCCTGCAGTTACGTAGTGTACCGTGTTGTTGTAGAATCTCTCTACATAGCCAACAGTTGAGTCATCTAAGATAAGTTGTACGCAGAACTCACCTGCCGCTCCATTTGGTGGAGTTGCAGATAATGATCCTGGCGCAACTGCTTTCAGACAGTATACACCTGTTGAAGAATCTTCTAGAGAGATCTTAAACATTTTAGATCCTCTTTGGCTTATGATATAAGCCGTAGTAGAGTTCGTTAATGATGCACCTGATGTTCTGTAAGCCGTCACCGCGATTTGTCCTGCGGCACCTGACGCATTTCCAGCCATTTTACTCGATTTGATTGGTCTTCCCATTTTGTTTCTCCTTTTAGGAGTCCAATGCTAGTTCTCCTAGCTACGCGGTGGTTATCCGCATAAGTCTTTTGCTGTATGCAAAAGCACGTTTGAACTAGATGTATTTACCAAAATTTTATAATGATTAAATGCAAATAAAAAGGTGGTGCATACAATCCGTTAAAATTTATACACCACCCTAGAGGTTATCGTATTTCTAGATTTATATTATTTTCGATTATAGATATGATATAAAATCCAAACTGCTACTAATCCGATCAAGCCTTGATCTGAAAAGCCTTGCAGTACGCCCTGGACGTTTCCTATTACAGAAACATTTGGCCAGAACGGAATACCTTGACCATTAAAAAGAATTTCTAAAACAATTCCCAATGCGATAAAACTTACACCGACATCAGCAATAGATTTTGCCCATCCTTTTACTTTGTTAAGATAATCCATGTTGGACCTCCCTTGATTTAAAATTCCTTTGTGGAATCTTGCAATTATTTAGAAGGCAAGTGTACAAGTAAAGCTACACTATTTGGTCTGCGAGTACTACGAAAGCGAATTTTTTTTCTTTAACTACGCACAAAATTCATTATACAGCTTGTAATCATAGCTATTGTGAGTTATGTGCCAGCTTATAAATTCATGGTCGAGGTCTTGTTTTGAAATATATTTTTTGTAATCTTCTGTGCTTCTGTTGGTGTTGAGTCTTGGTTCTCTGTCAACTTTCAACAAATCTGCTATTTCATTCCAGCTCTGTTCGAAATTTTTTAGTGCAAACACCTTTTCAAAATTATTTTTTAGACAATGCCTTACTGTGTTATATTTTTTTTCTATGTCGTCACTTGCATCTAGACACAGATAATTTTTATACAGCCATAGGATGACAAAATTTCCAGCCAATTGTCTAATATGTTCTTGAAAACTGTTGCTATCCACGTCACCTTTGCTCATGTCATAGTTGTAATTTGAAATATCTCTGTCGAGGGGATCACGCAACCAAACAAAATGTGTTCCTGGAGTGCGACAAGTAGTATTATGGCCCACTGCATAGTCCAACTTGCTTATTTGTTTTTTTTCTGCCCTGTCTTCTAGTCTTAATCTTAATGAACTGCCACCTGTTTTTGGTACGTGATGGAAACAATAATGCATTACTTTACAATTTTATCTATTTGTTTCAGTGTTGTGAGTAAGTTTTCTAAATCATGTAGGTGCAAATTGTTTGGACCATCTGATGCCGCGTTGTCTGGATCATCGTGAACCTCCATAAACACACCAGCAACACCAACGGCAACTGCCGCTTTGGCGATTACAGGTATGTGTTCTCTGTTGCCACCTGAGCTTGTGCCTTGACCTCCTGGTTGTTGGCAACTGTGTGTGGCATCTATGACCACAGGATAATCTGTCTTCTTCATTTCGTGTAGTCCTCTCATATCTGATACAAGCGTGTTATAACCAAAACTTGTTCCTCTGTCACACAACCAAATCTTTTTGTTACCTGTACTTGCTAACTTCTCTGCAACGTTGGCCATGTCCCATGGAGCAAGGAACTGTCCTTTTTTACAGTTGATGTATAAACCTGTGTTGGCCGCGGCCAACAATAAGTCTGTCTGCCTGCACAAGAACGCAGGTATTTGTAGTGCGTCCACGTGTGGTGCAACAACGTCACACTGCTCTGCCGTGTGTATGTCTGTGATTATTTTCAATCCTGTAATTTTATTTTTTAGATTATCAAATATCTCCATGCCACGTTCTAGTCCTGCTCCTCTTTTACCGTGTAGGCTTGTTCTATTAGCCTTGTCAAAACTTGATTTGTATATGAAAGGAATGTTCAGTTTGTTGGTAATCTCTGTGAGCTCACTGGCCATTTTGTATGCGTGTTCTTGAGATTCTATCTGGCAGGGGCCTGCTATTAGAAAGAAAGGTCTGTCGTTGCCTATGTCCATACTACTATTTAAAGATCGAAAGCACCGCCACAAAAAAAGGCGACATAAAGCCGCCTTTCTTTGAAAAAATTTGTAAGTCTTGGCTTACTTGAATTTTAAGTTTCCTGAAGTTACCGCTACTAATCCAACGTAGTCTGCCGCGTTACCTAGTGAAGATGCAGTGTTCGTTAATTCAACGTAACCGTATCTTGTTAGGAAACCAACAACTGGTTCGAAAGTAGATGGATCAAGAACAACGCCACTTGACATTAAAGGAATGTAAGGACAATAGAACGCTGGTGCGTCTGCCTCACTTGCTCCTTTGTAACCAACTAGGATTGATGTACCATCTGCCGCGTAAGCGTCAGTGTATACTCTCATTGAAGCATTTAACGTACCAACAAATTTTGTGTTAGTAGGTGCTTCAAAAGTACCTTCAGTTGATCTAGCAAAAGCTGATGTTGTTGCTGATTGAAGAATAGTTAAAGCAGTTGGAGATACTACCGCGTAGTTTCCAGCGCCTCTTCTTGTTCTTGTTGCGATCTGGTTAGCAACTCTGTTGATTAACACAGCCAAAGCCGCGTGTTCATCACCAACGAATGTTGCAGTACCTGACACAGCCGCTTGGTCATAAGTTTCAGAAGCTGTTCCAGCCAATGTTCTTAATGATCCAATTACTTCTTGGTCGATCTCAGCAGTAATCTCTTGAGCTAATGCCGCCATGATTTCTGCTTCTACATCGATACCTTGCTGTGCTTGAGCATCTTGAGCCGCTTCAAACGTCCATCTAGCTGATAGTTTTCTAGACTTCGCTTCAACCGGTTGTTTCAAGATCTGGATTGATAATCTCTTACCAGGTGTACCTTCTAAAGAAGCTGTTGAAGCCGCTTTTGGAGTAGTATTGTTCTGGTTACCAGAATATGCTTTCGCAATTTTGAATGGAGATAATGCTTCTTCACCTGCTGTCGTGTTCGACGCAACTGTGTCTGCATATCTTATTCTTAGTGTGTGGATCTGACCAACTGGACCAGTCATCGGCTGTACACCAACGATTTCGTTAGCGATAACAGTCGGCATAACCCGTCTAATTACTGGTAGGATCACTCTGTTTAACGTAGCAACGTTACCGGCAGATGTAGCACCTGCAGTAGCTTGTTCAGACAAGTATCTCTTTGTGTTTTCTAACACAACGTCCATTGTCTTTTTCTTGTTACCAGCTAAACCTTCAGTTAGGGCTTGTTTAGTTTCACCCCATTTTGATTCAAATATATCTGACATTTGTATCTTTTTCCTTTGTTTAGTTGTTATATACCCGCTAATTTACGGATATTTGTTATATCAGCATCTTCCCTTTTCGCTCTGTCGCCTGCCGCTTCAGAGATAACTTTTTTCTCTGACACAACTGGTTTGTCCGCCATTACGTGAGGTAGATACTTGTTGAATGAAGCCTCAAGTTTCGCTGTTTGAACTGATTCTAACAGTTGACCCATTACTTCACTCTTTTCTTTGCCCAATGGTTTGAGCATCTCAGCCATCTTTTCCTTGCGTTCCATCAAATCCGCTTGTCTTTTGGCTTCCGCCTCTTTGGATTCAATCACCGCTTGTTTCTCTTCGACAGCCTTCTCCGCATCTGCTAGTTTTAGAGTTGTTTCATCAACAACTTTCATCAACTTAGAAGTCTCAGATTTCTCATTTAAGTAAGAAGCCTGGTACTCTGAAGCAAACGCTTCGAATATTTTCTTACCAAAGTTAACAGTTCTTGCTTTTGTGATATCTTCTTTCAACGTGCTAATTTCTTCAGCAAGTTTTTTGTTCACAGCAGTCTCTACAACTTCAGCAGATTTCTTAATGAAAGCCTCTTTCATTTTCGCCATTTGCTTTTTAGCTTCGGCTACTAATTTGACTTTCGTTTCCACAACGCCTTTTTTGTCTTCATGGAATTCTTTAATTTCTTTTGCAAGAGCGTTTACTACGAACTCTTCCATTTTCTTAAAGTTTTCATGAACACCTTTTCGGTCGCCATGCAGTTCTTTTAACTCTTCTGTCAATTTTCCAAGAACAAATTCTTGTAATTTGGCAGAGTGAGCGCCTACGTTTTCTTTGTAAGCAATTTTTTCTTGTGCAAGTGCTTTTCTATCTTCTACAAATTTAGAGATTTCTTCAGATAACTTCTCGCCCATCATCTTATCGATAGCTTCGATCATGTTTGCTTTGTCATGTTCGTATCTTTTAGCGAATTCTTCTCTTAATTCTGCACCTACGGTTTCTTTATTTTCCTTGATTTTTGAATCCCAAGCTTCTTGGATGCTCTTTTGAACATCTTCTGATATTGCTCCTGATTCAACAAGTTTTGATATTGCATCAATCATTTTATTTTAGGTCCTTTATTATGTTTGTTAACGCCTCTTTGAGGTATTTTTGTGCCTTTGCATCATTTCTAACTTCTGCCGCCAGTCCCTTCGCCATGTGTCCACCCTTTGTGTTCATTAGGTGTTCATATATTGGCGTTGGATAGGCACCTGGTGCCGAAGGTTGGGCTACAACATCGACTGTGATGATCTCAAAGTCTGAAACTTCGCCGCTACCATACTCGGAAATATTTCCGCTACCTCTGGAACTTACGCCTAGTTTCACACCTGATTGCAACATAGTTTCGACAAGTTTGCCCATTGGTGTCGGTAAAATTTTCATTTTACCATATCCATTTGGTCCGTCCATCCACATTTCAGTAATCATGTGAGATACACGGTCCAAATTAATTTTTAAATCATCTGGATGATCTACTTCTCCTAATACAGAATAACCTGATGTAATCTGATCGTTTAGTGTTTTAGTTGCTTTTGCAATTTCAGACACTGGATAAACTCTCTGATTAGCGTTTTTGATTCCACCTTGTATACAGATACCTTTTAAGTACATATCTTTGCCGTCTTTTCCTTCGTGCAATACCTGTACTCTGGCCTGATCAAAAGTTAGATTTTCTCTTAGGTATAGTGATGCCATCCGATAACTCCTTTTATATCAACAATGTCTAGCTATTACTTGCCAGAAATTGGAGATTTTGCAGATTTCTCTGATGCGTCAGATGTTTGTGCTTTTGGTGCCGCTTTTTTAAAAGAGGTACTTTTAGCTTTTCCACCTGTGTTTTCAAAATCACCTGCCATTTTTTGTGCAGTTGGTGCCGGTCTTCCTTTGTCTTCAGCGCCTGATCCAGTTTTTACTGGAGTTCCGCCTTGTTTTGCACCGCCTGTTTTTACTGGTGATTTCGCACCTTTGTCAGAATGATCGGAGTTGTCAGCTTTAACTGGATTTTTGTATTCTTTCACAGTTTCTTTTTTATCTTTTGCTGGCTCTTCCTTTGCTTCAATTGACATTTCTGGTTGAGTTTCTTCTGCTGGTACAACTTCAGGTGCTAAAGATTCTTCTTCTTTCTCTTCTTCACCGTCTTTTTTGCCCATCATTGCTTCGAATTCTGCTTTTAATTCATCTAAAGCATCTTCAAGGTCAACTACTCTATCTTCTACATCGCCTTCTTCACCGTTTTCAGCGTCTTTTTCCATGTCCATATCCATATCGCCTGCTGGTTTGTCCATTTCGCCTTCATCGTCTGCAGAGATGTCTTTCATTAATTCATCAGTAGCATCGCCACCAACTTCTTCGATTGACTCTTCTTCAGTAGTTTCTGATTCTGTAGCTTCGTCTTCGATTTCTACAACTTCATCAACTTTTTCTTCTGATTTAGCTTCTTCTGTAGATTCAGTTTCTTTAACTTCCTCATCTTTAGTTTCTTCAGTTTCTTTTACTGCTTCTTCTTTAGATGCTTCTGTTTCTTCTACTGCTTCTTCTTTGTTGTCCTCTTTTGCTTCTTCTTTCACTTCTTCGTCAGCTAATCCTTCGTAGATATCTCTAGATTTTTCTACAACGATTTCATGAAAAAGTGCTTCTGCTTTGTCGTTTTCTTCATTTATTAGTAATTCTAATAATGATTCAAATTTATTGCTTGTCATTTGCACGTGTCTCCTTGTTTGGCAAGTTGTTTACTTATAAGTGTTTGTATTTACTGTAAAGACGTGAAAATGGTGCAAAAAGGTGGCTTTATTTGGTATATTTTTTAGTTTTTGAGGTGTAATTCGAATTTTGCTAGAAATTCTTCTAAACTTGGGTGTGATATGTTTTTATTCCAGGTAAGATCTTTTGGTGTGAACCATCCTGAGGGCACAATTCTGTGAAAATTTATGTTTGGATAGTCCTTGAGGCACTTTTTAGTTTGGTTCATCCAGTTGCCATAGAAGGTTGCATCATCACGTGACTTCTTGTAGTTACGTGTGTCCTTGAACATATTGTTAAACTTTTTTCTATTAGGCACTTTTTCATCACTGTGCCCCATATAATCAAATCCCAGTATGTATATTTCTTTAAACTGCTTTTCACAGGCCATTCTCAGTGCTGTTGGGCCAGAACTCCATCCCAAACTGGGTTTGAACCATCTGATGTGATCTAGTACCTTTGGATTTTTGTTATACTGTCCGTTAAAATTGGACCATACTTGATTTTGCTTTGGATATTCTGTTTCTGCTATTTCAAATACCATTTTTGGATCAACAGCTATAAGATAATCTGGTGTTTCTGTTCTAAAAATGGCGTTACAGGCAAAAACAGTACCGTGTTTCTTTAGATCGTCTACACGAATGCCCTTTCGAGATTCGCCATTCCCTAATACGAACGCTATATCCGCCATGTTATAATGCTACGTCGTCTGTTTGAGCAGGTTGTCCATACATCTTCTGTGTGAATACTGCTTCTTCCTTTTGCTCGGCATCGTGGGCCTCTGATGCAAGTCTCATTTGATTGATGTCTTTTAGTGCTAGTCTTGTTTTTCTTGTGTCGTCTTTATCTAAGATAGATATATCGTCTTCGGCATTGTAAGTTTTGTCCTGTTCAAAGCCGTCTGCACCGTATGTGAAAAATTCATTTAGTTTCATAATCGTATTTAACCTTAAATGACGCCTCCGCCACCTGCTCCACCACCTGCTCCGCCTTGGCCACCTGGTGTTGTTCCTGGTGCTCCTGGTGCCGGCATTCCTGGTTCTGGTGCTTCTGGATCTGCAGTAGGTTCTTCAAACTGATCTAAATCTCCAGAGATTCCTGACTGTGTTACGCCACCTGATCTAAGTTGTTGATTTTTGCTCTGTTTGCCTTTAGGTATTGCGTTTTCTTCAGCCCAAAGGTCAGCATTTCTTGCCATTTCTTCTTCAGTCATACCGAGATATCTCTTCAATGCAAACCTTTTACTCATGTAAGGCAGTTCTGCCACCTGTGTAAATGATTGAATTCTTGTTTGGTCCATCTCAGTCTGTCTGTATTGTGCAAAGTTCTGTGGTGGATTCAATTTAAGTTCGAACATACTGTTGTCTATGTTGTATCCTTTTGTTTTTATCCAAAATTTAAACTCTTCATCAAATGTTTCTTTCAACATTGATTGTAATCTCTGACAGTATTTGTTGAATCTTAGTTCCTGTATGTATGCAGTGCCAACTCTACCGTCGTTGTACTGTTGTTGTCCATCTTCAGCGCCTGTTGGCAGGTATGAACTTGGTATTCTCAAACCTCTAAACAACTTGTTAGTAAAGAATCTCAAGTCATCTATCTCACCTAGGTTAGTACCACCCGGTAGTGTGTCAACTTTAGATCCTCTTCCTTCTGCTGTCTGTGGAAAGAAGTAGTCCTCATTGATACTCATTGGGTTGTAAGTTGCGTCTATGTAGTTTGCACCACCTGACGCACTTGGAATTCTTCTCTGATTGATCTCGTTCTTGACTCTTTCAACGAACTGCATGGCCAAGTGTGTAGGCATATTACCCACGTCAATGTAAAATACTCTTCTCTCGGGTGCTCTCTGTACCCTGTAGATGATGATTGCATCTTCTAATAATTCTTTCTGTTTGTAAACTTTGAAAACTTGTTCTAGTACAGACTGTCCAAAAGGGAATAGGTTGTCTAAACCATCTGACATCGACATATGGATAACGTGTTCAGCATTGATGTTGTACGCATTCATTGTCTTGTAGAATCTTCCGCCTTGTCCACCCATGCCTCCCATGTTTGCACCTACTCCTTGGGCCGCATAGTTCTGGCCATAGGCCGCATTTCCGCCACCCGTTGTTCCTGATCCACCGTATGTTTGGTTTGGTGTGATCTGTGTAGCTGATAATCTCTGTAGGTTTGGGTTGATGTCTCTGATAACATACTGTTCAGGCTTCTTGCCTTCTGATTCATTGACAACTATTCTGTCTACTTTGGCGTTGTCTATGTACAACCATTTCATTGTTTCAGGATCTCTGACAAAGAAACAGTCTCCGTACTTCAGTGCGTTCCTGAATATTCTAAAAATTCTCTTGTTGAACTTGTTTGACTTGGTCCATTGTTGTAGTGCTTTCTTTAACAGCTTTACTTCACCTTCTGTGGTCTCGTCTTTGAACACAAGATCAAATGGAGTTTCGTTCTCTGTGTTGGGTTGTGTTGAAAATTCTGCCAGGATGTCTAACGCCGCATTTATCTCCGAGTCTGAGTCCATTTGGTCATACTGGAAGTATCTCTGTATCCTGTTGGGGTGTCCTGTGTACACATCCGGCAAGTAAGAACTGTAATTCCTCTTGGCGAAGTTGGGCACTTTCTCACCAGATATTGGAGAAAGGTTAGCGTCTTTAAAATATTTTTTCCAAGCCATACTTTATTATACTAAACTTCCTGTCATGTTTGCAAGTGTAGATTTTGTCTCAACTCCGGTTTTTACGATGTTTTGTGAAATCATATTACCAGTATTTAAGTTATTGTTTACTTTTCTCATTTCTTCTATTGCCTGTGCTAATTTGGCATCAAGACTATTTAAAACTATTATTTCTTCAGAACCACCACCAGCATCACTACCAGTTCCTGGTTTAGTTGTACCTGCGGATGACAATAACTGATCTGAAGTACCCTCGTCAAACTTACCACCTTTCAACTTCTCGATCAATCCAACTAGGTTAGGCATACTATTTGCCATGCTTTCCTTCATTGCCGCCATCATGCCTGATAGTTGGTCAGGTGTTACCACTGCCTCTGTGCCGTGTAGCAGAGCAGGTGTTCCTGTACCAAAATCCTGGAACAGTTTTCCTGAGGCCATTGTTCCTTGATCGAATTCCTTTCCTTTGCCGAACCACGTCCATGGTTTGTACCATTTTGATTGTTTTGGATCAGCTCCTTCTGGTGCGTCTGTTTTTCCTCCAAGCGAATTCATCATTTGTTTAGTCATCTTTTCGACACTTTGTCTCATCTCGTCAGTGGTCTTACCGCCGTCGTTCACAAAACCTTTTAGTAGATCTGTGCCTAGGGAATCGTTGTCTAGTATCAACCCGGACAGCATTGTCGTACCCAATGCCTGCATTGACACTGTGTTCATCGCCAGTGCTGACTGTGTGTTCACTAATTCTTTGGTGTTTCCTTTC